CCTTTTCTCACGCACCCGCCGATAGATTGCAGGGGGTCAAACCCGCTGTGCGCCCGCTGTATGGGGCAAGGCTGGACTTTGTGACTAACCCGGTGCCATAATGATGAAAGGCCTGTACGGGCCGCACATGCAGATTAATTAGGGATGTCGATTTGACTCAATGGCCAGCTGATAATGTAGAGCGCCGCAAGGTGTCTGACCTTGTGCCGTATGCACGCAACAGCCGGACACACAGCGACGCGCAGGTATCGCAGATCGCGGCATCAATCAAAGAATGGGGCTGGACGGTTCCGGTTCTGATCGATGCAGACGGTGGGTTGATTGCGGGGCATGGCCGGATATTGGCAGCGCAGCAACTCGGCATTGATGACGTGCCATGCATGGTTGCCGATGGGTGGACCGACGCACAGAAACAGGCATACGTCATTGCAGACAACAAGATGGCCATGAATGCTGGCTGGGATGACGACATGCTCAGGATCGAACTGGGCGAGTTGGGTGATCTGGATTTTGATTTGACGCTGACGGGTTTCAGTGTTGACGAAATGACTTTGATTTTTGACGAACCAGACTTTGCACCCGGCACCGAGGATGATCAAGGCAAGCTAGACGAACTTGAACCGAAGATGGTCACATGTCCGCATTGCGCGGCTGAATGGGATTTGCGTGAACATGGCCAAGGCTGATTTGCGCATAGATTGGGCCACGCATGAGGCGGCGAAGTATGCTTGCGTGAATTGGCATTATAGCGGGTGTTTGCCTATTGGGAAGCTGGTAAAGGTCGGAGCATGGGAGAATGGCAAGTTTATTGGAGTTGTACTGTTTGGGCGGGGTGCGTCTCCATCGCTAGGTAAGAAGTTTGGGCTAGAGCAAGATAAATGCGTGGAGTTGGTCCGAATTGCGCTGACAAAGCATAAAAGCCCAGTATCGCGCATCTCATCGCTTTCCATGAAATTTCTAAAACGGGCAAACCCAAAACTAAAACTTATTGTTTCATTTGCTGACCCAGACAAAGGGCATCACGGCGGAATTTATCAAGCCGGAAACTGGATTTTCTGCGGAAACAGCCCGAATACGACAGAACTTTTTGTCAAAGGAAAATGGGTTCATTGGCGGGGTGGATTTTATGCAAAGAATGATGCTACTCCCAAGAGGACTATGCCCGGCAAACACCGCTATCTAATGCCACTAGACAAAGACATGGCTGCACAGATAGCACCACTATCGAAACCATATCCAAAGCGTGTGAAGCAGGCGACCACCGACGACCAGTCGGCAGGGCGACGGGGCAGCACCGATCCACACGCTCCAAATATTTCAGGGTCAGAATAATGGCACCGCGAGGCGTTAAACCGACACCGACGAACATTAAGTTGCTGATGGACAATCCTGGCAATCGGGGCATTCCAAGCCGTGAGCCAAAGCCACGCAGCCGCAACCCATCGCCACCTGCGCATCTAAACGAGGATGCAGCAGCCGAATGGAACCGGGTCAAGGATGAACTGGCGGCGATTGGTATATTGAGCGGATTGGACCGCGCTGCGCTGGGCGCTTATTGCCAGGCATATGGCCGGTGGGCGCAGGCTGAAAAGGCGCTTGCCAAGATGAGCAACAGCGCAGACGGTTTGATTATAAAGACGGTCAGCGGGAACATGATACAGAATCCACTTGTGGGCGTGGCTAACAAGGCAATGTCCGACATGGTTCGTTATGCGGTAGAGTTTGGAATGACGCCCAGTGCGCGGGTTAGAGTGACCGCCATCGACGAGGATGGAATAGACCCGGCTGACGAGTTCCTTAACTGATACTATTTTTCAGGGGATACTACTTTTTATTTGACAGTAGTTTTCTGGCGTGTATTAATAAGCGGGCCAAGTGAGGTTACAGCCTCAAAGCTTGGCCCTAGTCAACCGAGGATGTGCGGTTGCCATTTCTGCATTGTGTAGGAATCGCCGAGCATCCGCAACATTAAGGATGCTAAAAATGGCTGTTAAAAAAGCTGAAACCGGAACACTTCAGATTGACGCGCTCAAGCAGGGCCGCGTAAAGCTGCGTTTGATCGGCACGACGCCGATGTATATGAACTCTATGTCAGTGAAGGCGAAGCGTGATTTGCTGATCGGCGGCGGGCGCAAGACTGCGGCACAGAAAAAAGAAATCAAACACGATCCAGAGAACGAATACCGGGCGAGCGCGCACAAGAAATCCGATGGCGAGACGCTTCTTTGCTTTCCTGCGCCGGGCATCAAGTCAGCGATGGCGACTGCGGCGCTTGAAACCGCTGGCGTTACAAAGTCCAGCGTTCAACGCCTGATCTTTCTCCCTGAAATGAAAGTCCAGATCTGGGGCAAACCCTATTTAAAGATGGATGTTGTCCGGTCTGCGGATATGAACAAGACGCCGGACATTCGGTCGCGGTGTTATTTGCCGAGGTGGGTTGCCGAGGTTCAGATTGCTTACACGATGCCGACGCTTTCAGCGCATTCTATTGTCAGCTTGCTGGCGAACGCGGGCGCGATTATTGGCCTCGGCGATTTCCGGCAGGAAAAGGGTCGCGGATCTTATGGCACCTTTGCGGTCACTGGCGCTGATGAGATGGGCGAATGGCAGGAATATTGGGATGAGGTGACAAAGGAGGCGCGCGCTGTTCAGCAGGCGGCGATGGATGATCCCGAATTTGCTGACGATGACACAATTGAATTGATGGACATTCTTAACGATGAGCGGGCGCGCCGCGCGGCTTGATGTGGAGACGTGGCGGGCTGTTATGGCCCGCTGCGCTGGTTTACGGCGGTTCAGGTCGGGCGAGTTCTGGCATGGCCGGGAACGGCGGGGCGTGGCGGTTGCGGCTGGGTCTGGCGAGTTCTGGCGCGGCTCGGCGGTTCTGGACAGGCACGGCATGGCAAGGCCGGGCGAGGCAAGGCGGTTATGGTCGGTTTCGGCATGGCCGGGTCAGTTGGGGCGAGGCGGTCATGGCAATGCGGGGCACGGCGCGGCACGGCTGGGCATGGCGGTTCTGGATTGGCATGGCGAGTTCTGGCGAGGCGGTCAAGGCAAGGCGAGGCCTGGCAGGGCGTGGCAGGGCGTGGCGGTTAAAACAGAAAGGGAAATGAAATGAGTAAATTTGCGAAGAAAGACCGGCAACGGATCATTGATGGATATCTTGCGGCAACCGGGCACAACATGTTCCGCGCTGGCGAGTTCATTGATTGGCTCGGAGAAAATCAGGACCATGAGGCTTATCCGTGGTTCTATGGCACTGATGATGAGACAGCGGCGCGTGAATACCGGATTTCACTGGCACGCAGCATGGCGTCGGGTTTGCGGATTGTGGCGCAAGTCAGTTCAACGCCTGGCAAGTCAAGCGTTGTGCAGATCAGCACGCGCGAATTCCCGGCCTATGTTTCACCGATGGATGGCCGCAACCACGGCGGCGGGTATCAGCCCTTCGATCCTGATGATCCGGCAATGCTGGAAGAACTGCGGGCGCAGGGTGCGCAGGGTTTGCGGTCGTGGCTGTCGCGGTATCGCGGCGCGGCTGAAGCGTCTGGCGTTGATGTTGGGCCAATTGAAGAAATCGTTTCGCAAATGTCGCGGGACGTGGTGCGCACTGCTTAGGTGCGTTCTGGTTTATGGCGGTCAAGGCAAGGCGTGGCCTGGCAGGGCGTGGCAGGGCGGGGCATGGCGGTCAAGGCGGGGTCCGGCAAGTTTAGTTATGGCTCGGCAAGGCATTGCGGTTGTGGAGTAGAGTGGAGTGGCTAGGCAAGGCATGGCGAGGCGGTTGTGGCGCGGCCCGGAGAGGCCCGGCTTGGAGGGGCATGGCATGGCGGTCTATTGTCGGTTTAGGGTCGGTGTGATAATTATGCATTATGAATGCAAAACACATCGACCCTTGCACAGCTTATGCAAAGGCGGTGGAGCGCGGCGATATTGTCGCTGGTCCACACGTCAGGAACGCAGCCAAAAGGCACCTTGATGATCTGGTAACGGCTGGCGAACGCGGGTTCCACTTTGACGCCGAGGCGGCAGATCGGTTCTATCGGTTTTGTTCCACTGTTCTGCGCCTGAGCGAAGGCCAATTTGACGGGACTCCGTTCAAGCTGCACCCTTCACAGCAGTTTATTTGCGGATCACTGTTTGGGTGGAAACGCAAGTCAGACGGCAAGCGGCGATTTCGCAGGGCATACGTCGAGCAGGGAAAAGGCAACGGCAAGTCGCCAATGGTCGGGGCTATTGGCATTTATGGTCTGGTTGCTGATGGCGAGGCCGGGGCGCAGATTTACAGCGCAGGCGCGACCAAAGAGCAGGCGGGCATCCTGTTTGCTGATGCTGTAAAGATGGTCGACCAGTCACCCAGCCTTGACAGGAAAATCAGACGCAGCGGCGGGCCTGGCCGGGAATACAACTTGGCGCACCTCAAGTCTGGCAGCTTCTTTCGCCCGGTATCGCGGGAAACAAAAAAGACAGGTTCCGGGCCTCGGCCGCATTTCGCGCTTTGTGACGAGGTTCACGAACACCCGGACGGCGGCGTGATTGAAATCCTTGAACGTGGTTTCAAATTTCGTGAACAGCCGTTGCTTGTGATGATTACAAACAGCGGGTCTGATCGGCAGAGCATTTGCTGGGATGAGCGCAAGCACGCGGTAAAGGTCGCGGCGCAGGACGTAGAGGATGATACGGCGTTTTCGTATGTCTGCGCACTGGATGAAGGTGATGATCCTTTTGAATATCCCGAATGCTGGGTAAAGGCTAATCCGCTTTTGGGTGTGACGATCACCGAGGAATATCTTGCCATTCAGGTTAAGCAGGCCAAAGATATCGCGGCCAAGGCAAACGGCATCCGGCGATTGCATTTCTGCGAATGGACGGACGCTGAATCCGCATGGATAAGCCGTGCCATGTGGGAAAGCGTGGAGGATCACACGCTGAACATCGAGGACTTTAAGGGGAAGCGCGCATTTGCCGGATTGGATTTATCAGCTAAAACCGACATTACGGCCAAGGCGCTTTTATTTGAAGATGGCAAAACAGATGACGGGCAACCAAGGTTTGCGGCGTTCGTTCATGGTTACACGCCAGCCGATACCCTCAGAGCGCGCGCGGAGAAAGACGGTGCGCCGTATGACTTGTGGGTAGAAGCCGGGTTTATGAGCGCGCCTCCCGGTAAAAAGACGCGACTTGATTACATTGCGCAGGATTTGATTGACGATTCAGAGGCTTTTGATCTCGATTTTATCGCTTATGATAACTTTCTGATAGCTGATTTTGAGGCAATTGTCGGTGATATGGGTGCATCCCTGCCAATGGTCGACCATCCACAGGGCTGGGGAAAACGGAAACGCGAAACGCCAGACGGGCAAGAGATTACATTATGGATGCCAGGATCTGTTGACGAGCTGGAAACGCTCATTATGGATGGCAGAATAAGGGTTCATGTAAATCCAGCCTTGCGTTCTGCCGTGTCAAGTGCGACATTCGACAGATCACCTGCCGATCTCCGGCGCTTTACTAAAAGCAAATCCACAGGGCGAATTGATATGGCAGTGGCCTTGGCAATGGCAGCAGGAGCAGCAACCGCAAGGGGCTTTGATGACATTCCCTCGTCGCCTTGGGATGACGAAGATTTCGTTTTGGAGGTCGGGTGATGTTTGGACTTGGTAAGCGCGAAAAGCGTGAGGCGACTTTTACGCAGTCAGATCCGAGAACGTTCCTTGAGATAATCGGAATGAGCGGCGACGCCTCTGTATCTATGGAGGAGGCCTTGGGCGTTCCTGCGGTATGGGCCGCCGTCAACTTCATTTCCGGCACCATCGCGGGCTTGCCCCTTAATGTCTATGACCGGGACCGGGCGGGCGTAAAGAAAAAGGTCAAGCCAACCAAGATGAATCCCGTGGTTGATATGCTGCACAGCGCGGTCAATGACGACTATTCGTCATTCCAATGGCGCTTTGACATGTTCAACGCGATTCTGACCGAGGGCCGATTTGTAAGTTACATTGAGCGCGATGGGCGAGGACAGCCTGTGAATCTGTTCCCGTTGCCCGGTGCGACTGTCCAGCGGATGGCGAACGGGCGAAAAAGGTATATGTGGTCCGGTGGAAGCGGGACGAAGTATTACGATCAGGCCGACGTGATAGATATTCCGTTTATGCTGAAGTCAGACCTGCTTACCCATCGATCACCATTGCGCCAGTGCGCGGTTGCAATCGGCAAGGCTGTGAACGGCAACGAATACGGCTCCAAGCTATACAAGAACGGCGGGCTGCCAGCGTTTGCACTTCAAGGGCCGTTTGGTTCTGAAAAGGCCGCAACGCGCGGATCTGAAAACATCGCAGGGGCAACCAGAGAGGCTGCGAGAAAAGGCGCTAACGTTCTGGCCATCCCGAACGGCCATACACTGTTGCCTCTTGGGTCAGACCCGGACAAAATGCAACTTGTGGAAACGCAGGAATTCGCGGTTGTTGAAATCGCGCGCATCTATTCATTGCCGCCAACATTCCTTCAAGACCTTTCGCGGGCCACGTTCTCTAATTCTGAGCAGCAGGATTTGCACCTGGTAAAGCACACGGTCAAGCGCTGGATTGAACAGGTTGAGGCTGAACTTAATCTGAAGCTATTCGGGCGCGGCGCAACCCGGTTTGCCGAGTTCAATCTTGATGGGCTTTTGCGCGGGGATTACAAAACCCGCATGGAAGGCAACAGCACTGCGATTCAGACAGGCCAGTTGACGCCAAACGAGGCGCGCAAGATGGACAACAGGGAACCGCTTGATGGTGGTGATCAGTTGCTAATTCAGGGCGCTACAGTGCCGCTTGACGGCCATACCGGAACAGAGGAACCAAGCGATGCAGTTTGAAACACGCGCGGGCATACCCGCTGAGATTCGCGCCGATGAAACCGGCATCAAGGTCGAGGGTTACGCCGCAGTGTTCGGTCAAGAAACCGACATAGGCGGAATGTTTCGTGAGGTTATTGAACGCGGTGCCTTCGTTGATGCCATTGGGCGCGACGATGTTGTGTTCCTGATCAATCACGATGGGTTGCCGCTCGCCCGCACCCGGTCTGGCACGCTGCAATTGTCGGAAGATGACCACGGGTTGAAGATTCAAACAACTCTTGACCCTGAAGATCCTGATGTGAAGTCTATTGCCGGTAAAATGCGGCGCGGTGATTTGGATAAAATGAGTTTCGCCTTTTATCCTGAAGTTCAGGAGTGGGATGAGAGCGGCGACGTTCCCCTGCGGACGATCAAGCGGGCATCTCTGCATGATGTGTCTGTCGTGACGACACCGGCTTACAATGGCACGGATATCGCGATGCGGAGTCTCGATGCGGCGCGGGCAGGGCAAATGCCAACTCGGAATTTGACAAAAGAGGTTCAAACGTTGCAAATAGCGCAAGCTATGCGACTATACGAATAGCAGCGGCTCCCGTTGTTAGCCCATATCCCGCACCTTGGGCAAGTGCCGGAATGAACGCAGTGATGCGTCCTGTTCCTTTAAATGGAGGCCTATATAATGGCTACTATCAAAGAATTGCGGGAGCAAGCAGCCAAGACGCTGACTGAAGCCCGCACCATGCTTGACGGCATCAGCGACAAAGCCACCAAAGAACAGCGCGCCGAAGCCGAGCAATCAGTTGACAAGGCGCTTGCGGAGGCTTCGGATATTGAAGCCCGTGCCGAACGTCAAGGCAAACTTGAAGCCGCTGAAGCCCGCGCCGTAGAGGCTGCCGAGGCTGAAGAGCGCGCTGCTCGTGAATCCAAGCGGCCAAAGATGGAAGCAGGCGAATCTCGTCAGGGCGGCGATATTGATTACCGCACAGCGTTCCATTCGTATATCCGCGCGCAGGGTCAGAAATCGGAAATGACGCCCGAAGCCCGCGCGGTTCTGGAAAGCGGGTTTAATTCTATGCCTGCTGAACAGCGGG